GGATAAGGACCGTATAAATCAACCCACCAACTTGGTTCTATACTAAATCCTAGCATTTCCCAAGGGCAAAGATGAGGTCTATCTGTGTCAAGCATCCAGCGATAAATTCCTCTCCAATAGCCTGGAACTGACTTGTCGTTGGGAGTTGCAAATCCATTATAGTTATATGTAAACGGATTATTTCTGTCGTAGCTCAAAGGTTTAGAAAAATCTCTATCTACTAAACTAGTCCACTTATAAAAGTTTGGAGCCAATACTTGGTTAAACTCATCAACAGAATAATCCGATGATCTACTGTAACTAGGTAATACATCTGCAATATCAAAAATTGCTGTATTGTATTCAACTTTGATATTATTAAAAATTCGTTTTTCTAATTCTAAAATAATAGCATCTCGATAATCTGCAATGCCGCCTGCGTCGTAATCACCGTAAGCAAGTATCTGACTACCGTCGTGGCCTTGGATCATCCAGCGGCCTGGTGGATTCCCTAAAATATTTACAGTAGTATCCTTATACAACATGGGTTTATACTTAGGCCATAGTCCTAGTTTTGTCGGAGTTTCAGGAACAAAGCTACCATCAGTACTATCGTACTCGTATATTGTAACCAGATCATCTTCTTGCATTGTGGCAGATATAACCACAAATCCCTGATCATTAAATGTGTAGTGGGCTCCGTAGAGTAACTGTTCTCCGTTTAAATATACACCAACTGCTTTTGAAGACAACGTATCTAAGTTGAATATATTCTTTAAAGGGTATGTTTTAATTCTGCCATCGATTACTGTAATATTAGAAACAGAACTAGCACGATATGGAACCATATCGCTAAAATAATACGGGAATGAAGACGGTTTATCCTTATTAATTTCAGCTAAAATTAAATTTACTTGATGTACAGGGTCGGCGTCTACTCCTAAAGTTTCAGCAATTGAAATGAAATTCTTTTTAAACTGATTATAAACATCTCGACTTTGTTCTACTGCTCGTACAATGTTGTTTGTAGGCGAAGTAATGTGGTATAGACTTAAACTGGCAGGGCCGCTGTGTTGAACAAACTTAGTGCCATATTGTGTAACATTTCCAAGATCTCGTAAATTGCCAGCACCTGGATATGCGCCTGAAAATTGTATTGTATTTTCTACAATAGAACTTACATGATCAATAACTTCGCCTAATGTAAATTCCGTTAATGTTTCATTTAACGGGTTATTTTGTAAATTAATAGGAATCTCATAAAATCCCTTACTGTTAACTGGGTGTTGTGTATAAGCCTTGATGGTTAATACATCCGTGGTTGCAATATCAGTAGCAAGGACGATTTTTTTGTATCGATTTTCATTTACTACGGACCACTTGTCTGTAGTTAACCGTGTTCCGTTTACATAAATTTTTAAGATAAGATCGTCTAAGTTTTTGATATTATCAAAAATATCTAATTGGAAATTATTAACTTTGTTAGAGTTTTTATAAATCCTAACGGCTGCTTGGGTAGCAGTAGTTGTTCCAATTTCCCAGCCGTTCTCGTACACATAGTTACCAGCATAGTCTGTTTTAACCAAGTAGCCTGTAGAAATATTTTTTGTAATAAGATTTGAAATATCTTTATATTCAAATGTTTCAGTTGCTAAATTAAAATCAAATACAATATCACCAATGTTATTGATATTTTTATATGATAATCCAAATCCTAAACTATCGTCAATTATTCCATCAGCATTTTCTCTATAGGAAAAAAGTTTTGTTCCAGAAAATGTCGAACCTTCGTACACAGTAATATCGCTATAGCTATACCCGTTATCATCAATCACATCAAACAATGGTGATTGGTTAACATTTGTCTTTTGTTGGGCTGGTAACCAAGTAGTGCCGTTAAACCAATACATCAGTCCCGTTGACTTGTTGCCTTGTTTAATTAAGGACACATCATTCAACTTAGGTTCTGCTATTTTTACTAGCGAGATCTGACGGCTTCCGTTATTAGATTGCAGGACGTCGATAAATTTAACTTGATAAATGTTGTTTTTAACTAATCTATCAGTATCTGCTAAGAAAATAATACGTTGACCTTCAGTTAAAGTGACACCGTCAACATTATACCCTAACGTACCCTCAATAATAGAGAATGCATCTTGTGTAAACGTATCAACTAAATCAATATCAGATATAGCTGTTGTACCAAAATTATAAAGTTTTAAGTTGGCGTCAAACTCAATAATTGGTCGTACCGCTCGTAACGTTTGGTCTAACTCAGTCCGCGAATTGTTATACGCGGCGCTTGCTTCGATTACATCTTTGTGGAACCAACGATTATATCTACTCCAACCATTATGGTCATTACTTGCTCTGTTAATTACAATATAATCTAGCGTTTTGGCAAAACCTGTAGTATCTCCAAATGCATCACTATCAAAAGGTTCGCTGTCAAACGGTACTGTTATTGCTGAACTGTATGGAGTAATAACTTCTAGTACACGTTTATCGACTAGATTGATTGCAGTTCCAACACCTTCAACATAAAACTCGTTAGACTTGTATGTTGTTGGATATACCTCACCGCCAAAAGACACTTTCATGCCATTGCTTAATGCTGTTCCATTACCGAGAATATATGTTTTCTTTCCTAAAATTTCTTCTTCTACATTAATAAATGTATTTTCGCTCAGTGAAAACACTTCGAAGACGCCGCCAAGGACAGCGTCAAACTCACTTTGATAATACAGAATGCTTGGCGCATCTGCTGGAACTTGGAATGTAAGGATACCAGATTCTATACCATTGTTGGTAACTCCATCAGTATACCTGTCAGTAACGCCTACACTTCTGCTAGTTTTAATGCTGAAAGGATTACTAGGGCTATTAACCTCAAAATGATATGTTTGTCCGCGGTATAGTTTAATAACAGGATTAGGAGTCAGACCATCTGGAGTTAGTACATATTGATTATTGCCCAACACATCTTGTACATTTACAGAATAAGTGCTTTCAACATTAAGTTGTTGGCCGTATATTTTAATTGTCTGTGGGCCGTACGATAACCAGTAATAATTTTGAAAATTTACAAATTTATCCCAACTAATATGGGGATTCCATGTATAAAATTCTTGCTTGTTAATTCGCTGATGATTAGAAAGATTGCCGCCGAATACTTCAAGCTGATGGATATAATCAATATAATCTTTAAAAAATGTATGGTTTCCAAGTGTGTCTTGTATTACAAAGCCTGGCTCTAATTGATAATCTTGTCTATGAGCGTCTGGCGCTTCGACAAAAATATCATTACCACTTGTTGCTTTAGCATATTCTCTACCCACAAAACCATTAACTTTTTTAACAGTTCCTGGTTGCATTAATTGGTCAACAGTTGCCTGTATAAACCTTTTATTAGCATCTGTCTTAAAAAAATTAGGTAGGAAATTAATTCCAAGGCTTTTATTTCCGCTGGGATTAATATTATCCGCCATTGTTTGCTCCGTAATTTGAACTTGTTACATTTTGCTTGTACACTTCTGACAGTGCATTGCCTGTGACAGATTTAATGTTGCTTGAGGTTATACCACTAATAATTTCAATATCTGACACTGTTGCACCGTTGATAAAAATTTGGTTGCTTGGGCATTTGATTTCAAACAAACTACCAAAATAAGAGCCATCTTGTCTAGGTACTATGATAAAGTTTGTAATATCAGGTGTTAGTTGATTCATGATGTATGTAGATAGTTCTGTAAAATAAAATGTATCACCAAAGTTCCAGTTGTCTAATGTAAAAAATTGATTTACTGCTGTAATAATTCTAGATTTAATATCATTGTCACTAACAACACTTGTGGCGGTTTTAGTAACTTTAAAACTAGCTTGTAAGTCTGGGCTTGCAACAGCTCCAAATAACAATTTATATTGTACTGGATGATAAACAATTTCATCACTGATAGATTTGATTAAATTAAGATCAGTTCCTATGAGATTATATAATTCGTTAGAACTAGGAGGCAACGGTTCTATAGCAGTTGCTCCGTTAATAAATTGTCTGTATTTTGTATCATATGTTTTAGTTAATACATATACATCAATAATATTACTTGCTCCTGGATCTATTCTAGCCTCATAATCTGCACTGTGTGTATATTGGAATTTTAATTTGTCCCTTCCAACATAGACTTTGTAGTCTAAAGAAGGCACAAAGCGTTTTACAGAATCATATTTGGCAACACTATCCGTGTCTTTAAAATAATAATATTTTCCAGAAACGCCCGCAGTAGTAGGTTGTGTACTTAGTATAGTAATAACAGCGTTTCCTGTATTGTCAATATACCTATAATCTTCTTGGCCGGCAGCAATTGTGTATTTCTCCTGTACAATATACCCAGTGTTGTCTGTATGTATAATGTCTAGAAATTGCTGAGGATTATCTACAACGCCGTTGTTGTCAGTGTCTTCAAAGCTAACAACAATCTTTTTATTATCAATGTATCCGTCTAAACCGCTAAAACTGTTAGTGACATCCCATTTTAAATCAGTGGTAAATGGCATTGTTCCTGGAGTAACTCCCCGAGGTTGTGTGTTAATACTTAATATATTGATCTGATCTTTAACAATGGTGTTAGTAGTTGAATCATAAATGTCTGATGAATCTTCAAAATAGAATCTTAGTTCCTTGTCACTTTCAAATACATATCGCAATAGTCGTGTAGTAACAGTGTAGTATTCATTATCTGTTGTAAACATCAATATCCAACTTGAATCTCGATGTGTATTTGTTACACTACCTTGGTTAGTTAAACTAAACGCGGCTGTTTGATTTAAATTGCTTTCAAATACGATTTGCCACAATTGCGAAGCTGTATCATATCGCAGCCCAAAAGGTCTGTTACTAAAAATCAAATCTATCATGCCAGATATAACAGACGTTGATAATGCTGTTGCTAACTTAGGTATCAATTTATAAATTTGGGCGCCATCTGGTATAACTTTATTAAGAGTAACTGGGCCGTCACCAACGATTCCGTTTCCAGAAACGCTAACAACTTCTGCCCACAAATAAGGAGCGGCGCCTGTTACATTTGTATCACCTGTGCCAAGTTTATTAGAATTAGTTGTATCAAAATATGTGAAACCATCTGGCGGGATAAACTGTATTAAGGCGCCTGGAGTAAAATATTTTAAATCTGTTGCAGTATAATTTGGGCCAACTGGGTATCGGATTGATGTTGATGTTTTATCGCCTACATATCCAGTACAACTATTACTATCAGCACCTTGTGCATTTAAAACCCATTTAATAGGCAAACTAGTTGATAAGAATGTAATGTTATTTGCATAATAAAAATTACGCAAATCATATTTCTTTAAAATATCTAAAATACTGTTTTTAATAACGCCTTCAATATCTGCTTTTGTATTCCAAGCAAATTTAAATTTTTCAACATAAGAATCTTGATATAATAATCCATCGGCTGCGTATAAGTTAGTGCTGCTATATTTTCCTGTAGGATCTTTTAAATCAAAGTATCTACTAATGCCGCTGGCTGTTCTGTTAACGCTTTTAATTTTTGCAACTTCCTGACTTGCAGATAATGGACTAATGTTATAGTCTTCTGCTGTAATCATTCTATTTTGTGTATAATAATTTGCAGGGGCATTTGCCTTGATACTGGCATTTGTTTCTGACGGGCTTGCATTAGACACACTAGTTGCCAATGATAATGATATGGTAAGTGTTTCTACTTGTCCTTTTTTGCTGGTATAAGGAATACTGATTGACACATTACGAATATCAGCAGGGTTAACAGTATAAGATAAACCATTGCTAGTTCTATAGTAAGTTCTAAAAGTTCCTAGCGGCAATGTTCCAAATGTACCGTCGCTGAATGCAAGACTAACTGAGTCGTTTGCACGGGTTACAACTGTATAAATGTTTGAAATATTCTTATTAAGATTATTATAGATAATGTTGTTACCTGTTAGAGCAGGTACTTTGTTCCACAACTCAGTCTCGGCGCCGTCTGCATCCAATTTATACAACCATACATCGTTGTTGTTAATGTTTGTTGTTGCAATATCTACACTTTCATTAGTGCTGGGTTGAGTGATCGAAAATAAACCGGTTGTCAATAGACCTTGTGTAAAATTAAAAAAGAATCCTGTTCCTGCACTGCCTGCGCCGTGGCCATCATCTCTATAAACACACGCTGGTCGATTGCCAACTTTAGGAGCTTCTTCATAAATGTAATTTTCTCCTGCAAATGTTGTACTGGTAATTTCAAAATTCATCGAACGGCCGGCTACCGTTTTGGAAAAACTATAAACTGGAATATCAGTATTAGATCCATTAAAACGATACTGGTTTGTAAGAATTCCGTAGATAGTATCAGTAGCTGAAGGATTGCCAAATTGCTGGGTAGTTGGCATGGCTGCATTTATTACTTTAATAAATTGATCGTACCAATTAGGATTTGCTGGATCGTTCCAAGTAACAACTTGACTTGCTAAATTTCGACCGTTACTGTCAACTACTGTTTCGGTTGTCCTTAGTGTGGAAAATTTAAGTAAGCCTTGCCCAGGAATATTACGTTTAGCATTATAGCTGATTAGTCTAGCTAGGCGCAATATACTGTCTCGGCGCTCTGCTAATTCTAAAAAGTTTTCGCGAGCATTCAAATCCACACGGAAGGCAATACTTTGTCCCAAGAATGCAATAAGGTCAACTAGTGCTAGATACTCTGAACTTTCAATGTAGTCGTTAAAATCTTCTGGGTAATTAGTGCGTAGATATGTAATCATTGTTCTGCGAAGGTTTTCAAAGTCGTAGCTTTGAAAATCCGCATTACGGAAGCTTTGGTAAATCTTTTTCCAATCTTCGCTGATTAACAGGTTGTTTTGTCTATCTGTTGAACTCATCATTGTATCCTAATAACAGTATTTATTTGGATTGATAATGTGCGCAGTTTATTGCATTAGCAATCCGTTGGCCTGGTCGAACCTTAATTGTAAGCTCTGTTGGATGTTGTAGGGCAGGTATTTTAGTGTACATTCAATTTGAATACCTTGTTCATAACTGGTAACTATGACATTTTCTGCTTGTAATCTCGGATCGTAATTTATAATTGTGTTGACATTTTGAGTAATTAAATCTTTGATTTGTGGAGTCATTGGCTCAAACAACAAGTCCCAGATGATGGTTCCAAACGTAGGATTCATCAAACGTTCGCCCTGCCGTGTATAAAAATGATTAAACAAATCTTGTTTAATTAGTTCGTAGTCGTATAAGTTATAGTTCTCGGTGGTAGTGTTTACAGTACTGAAACCTCTATATTTTTTTGACCCGAGCGTGTCTGCCAGCTGTGCCGCAGGTAGTGTTATTTTTTTATATAAGTTTGAATTTGAGGCCATTATCCGTAAAAGTCTCCGAGGTCAGTTGGTGTATCTTGTTGTTCTTCAGCTGTTGCTTTTGGCGGTTGAATTATAAAAGTATCAGTGTTTGTAGTATATTTCTGCCACAATTCTGGCGGTTCCATCATTGTTTCTGTGAACTCGCTTTGATCTTCTGTTTGTTCCTCATCAGTATCTTCGTACCTGCCGTCAATGTCTCTGTCAGTTTGATCTGACTTGACTTTAACTGGGTTTAAATTTTCATGATAAACATATGGTTCTGTAGTAACTACTCTACGCATGATGGTAGGAGGTAATTTTTCTTCATTGTATTCGCCAGTTTCAACAGATAGTTTATGTAACTTTAAACGTTGTGGTAAGACTGCTTCGGTTGCGGCTGCGGCAGTTGCGGCAGTTGACGCTCCTGGGCCATTCATATGGATAGCTGGAGCAGTTTCTATTATGTTGCCGCCGGCCTTAGTTTCATTCGAGCCACCAGATGTTTGAAAATTGTGACCAACTACATTAAGATCAAAATCTCCACCTACTTTATGTTTGTAATAACCGTCAAACTTTTTATCTACATTTGCTACTACACGTTGCAAATAATTAGTATCATATAATTTGTTTACATCTTGTTTAACATGATGTGTATATTTTTGGTCGTATGTTTTGTCAACATCCATCTTTACATGAATTTTTTGATTTTCATCTACAATTAAAATATGGTCTTTGAGTACATGGGTATGCATTTCTTCATGCACTTTAACGTTAAAATTACGTTTTGCTTCTATGTTAATATCTCTACCAGAGTATAAATTCAAATCGTTGTCAGTCTTGATACTAATACTATCTTTTGCAAAAATATCAATTTTACCGTCACTAGATAGTTCTATCCACGCTGTGCCTTTTGCGTTTGTAATATAAATTAAATCTTCGCTGTTGTGTAATAATATCTGGTGTCCGGTTCTAGTACGAATTCTAACCAATTCGTTGTGCGGAATCTCTACATCTCCGTCAAATTCTTCTGCCTCTAAACTAGCGTATTCCGGCGGGCCTTCTCCGGCAGGAGTTTTACGTAGGAACCTATCATCGCCGTCGTCCATAACAAACGTTGTGCCGCCTAGTCTACTAGTGTAGGCATTGGGCACAAAAGCAGTTTTACCGTTATTAGCACCACTACGACCAATTTCTCCAACAGGGCCTGTTTTATCCCTAGGCCCTGGGGTGCTTATACCAAATACCATGCTTGGTACTTCTCTACGTGCGCTACTGGATGTAATTCCCCTAATATCATCCAATAATAGGCCTTGGCTTTGCAACGCATCTGCAAACGGATGACGAGGTTTAAGTGTATTAGTGACATTAGGATCTGCTACTTCCGATGCTTTTTTATTATATTCAGCTACTGGAACCCGGCCGTATCTGTCAGCTTTATCAGGATCAACATCTTCTATAACTTTTTGTGTGGCTGCAAGACCAGGAACCATAAAGTTCATGCCTTCGTCTTGAACGCAACCTATCCAATAACCACGCTTGGCATCGCCGTCGATAAAAATCACAATTACAGTTGTTCCTACATCAGGCGGCACCATCCACATTCCATACGACTTTTGTGTACTGTCGTACGAGTCATCTTTGAATAGATGGAAGTTGGCAGTAACTCCGTAAAATGGGCTCATGTATTTTACTTGATGCAGCTCACTTTCTTCAGCTGTATTACCAACTGGTCTCATTAATTCTACTTCCAAACTTCCCATGTAAGTAGTATCTAAATGATTTACTACCTTGGCAAGATATGGGCCTGAGCTGGGGGTCCCTGGGGCTTTGGAACTATAAAATGCATCACTCATTATAGGTCTCCAGATTGGTAAGGGGCAGCTTCGGCCGGCTTTTCGTGCAAGCCCCAGTTTTGTGACCCGTCTGCGGCAGCTTCTGTATCGCCTTCTTGATATAGCATCCTATTTGCACTTATTTTTTGTTTGAATACTCCACCACTAAACACATTAACGACATCAGTAACTCTATACAACCCACTCCATGCCAACAGCGGAACTGACTGGTCAACGCCTTTAAAATTATATAATCCAGTAGCTTGATTTATATCAATAGGTGTTCTAAAATTAATTGTTATATAAACTTCACCGTCTTCAAAATTAATAGAACCGTCTGCATTAATTCCAGGTGCAATACCTGGTGCAGATGCGTAATTTCCCGTACCGCTGCACATGACATAATACGGGTCTCCAAGAATTTCCATATCAATAGTCATCATATTCTGGTCGCTGCGTGTTATAGTATCGTGCCAAAGACGAGCGGCTCTTGTTTCTGGACTGTCTAGGCCGCTGCCGCCTTTTAGATCAGTTCCTGTCAATGTTTTGAAAAACTTAACAATTCCCGGAGTGCTAGGTTTAGTTTTATCTGCAGGGGGCTGGCCGCCGGCGCCCATGCCGACTGTGATTTTTTTTGTGTCTTCATCAGATTGATTTTTTTGACTTTGACTATTTCTTAAAATAGAATCTTGTGATCTGTCTGCTGTGTCGCCACTCAGGAACGCACCGTAGCCGTTGTCAAATGTAAAATTAAAATTAAGAATGTCTGCATTTTTTCCAGTATAGATATAATTGTATTCTTTGACTACTTGTTTTCTCAATTGATCTAATCCCCGGGGCTTGACATAAGGAGCTATTATATTGGCTGCGTGTGTATTATATGGTGTTACTCTATAAACAAAAACTCGAGGTTTTCGTGCTGTGTCAGGACCGTTGGCGTTTGTGTCAAGTCTATACGTTTTACTATCTATGCGCCACCAGCCTCGAAAACCGTCAGCGGTTATTTCAGAAGGTTTTAATGTGTCTTTAATGTATTTGCTTTTTAATAACACTTCGTTAATTGCAGCTGAAATATCAGAACCTTGCGGGAATTTAAAATCATATTGATCCGGATCAACTGTGATTTTTCCTTTGGCAAATGTTCCGTCTGTGTTATTATATACTTTTTCTGGGTCTGCCATGGGTTTGTCGCCAGCTCTTGTTTGATCAAAGTCTATAATAGCTTGTCCAAGCACATTTACATCTCCATAAGCCTGAATATAGTTATTGCTGTCTGGATCATACGTCACACCTATTACTGACAACACATCATCAATAGAGCTTGCATTGGTTTCTGAACTTGTGGTTGCGCCTGCTGTGTTCTCAAAGCTGCCTGCGCTGCCTTGTCTAGCAGTTGCTTTATCTGTGGGAAAAGTAACAATGTATCTATCAGGAATCATGCCTGGCCTATCACGCACCAATAAGGCAGCACGTCTATTCAAAGCAACTTGCAAACTTTGGGGACCTTCTTGTAATAGTCGAACTACACTCGATCCTGTAATTTTCCAGTCAGATTTGGCCACATGATTTGAATCTGAAAATGCTTCCATATTTGTTGCCATTGCTTTAAATTTGTAAACAGCACCTGCTTGATTCACGTCCATCTGCCAATCTGTGATCATGAATGGAACGCATCTAAAAGTGTTAGGGATATTTAAAATTTTTCCTGTTTCAGTATTTCCCCTGAAGTTAACAGTGAGAATATATGTTGCATCACGCCAGTTGTCGTAGCCTTTCTTTTGTGCTAGTATTTGCATGGCAATTATCAACAGCCCCATGCTGTAAGGCTCAATGATGGTGAACGAAAGGTCGATGATGTTGGAATTTAATCCGTTTTGAAATCCAATTTGTCCTACTAGTTCCACATTGTCCACATAAAATTCAGATTTACCGTACGGAGTTGATACTCTGTTATTGGGATCTGCTCCGGCAGATTTACAAAGTAAATCTATTCTACCGCCGCGCATATAACTTGAATCGGGGGCATTTGCTTCAGCATCACTTATACAGCCAATGCCTATAGAATATGTATGACTGGCATAAGCATGAAGAGGATTAGGCAACGGTAATTTAACATTGGATCCTCCAGAAAGTGCTGTCCCAAAACTAGAAATAGCGCCCGTAACGCCATCAAGAACTTGAGTCAAGCCTTTGGCAGACCCAATATTTGATATAGTGCGGGTAACTGTGTTCACGGCATTGGTTGCTTGATCTAAAAGTCCCATCTTATAAACCCAATACTGACTTTAAACTGCTGCCTTTTGGAATATAAATCTTTTTTCCTGCTACAAAATCAAATACTGGATCTTGCAACACATCTAAATTTCTTTGTATAAAAACCCACCACAAGGCAGCATCGCCATATAAGTCGTGTGCAAGTAGGTCCGGTCTATACGTATATTGCGGGCCAATTGTGTAATAAAGATCGTCTGGTTCAGCACTAACTGGACGTATTGTTAATACATCTAGATAGTTTTTAGTAACGGTGGTATTGAACCACGGACTTGAATTTGAGTATGATGCCATGTTAGATATATCCGAATGTGTTATTTAGATATCCACCGGAGACAAATCTGTCAAGGCTGAATTTTCTTACACTGTCTCTACTATACATTGGTTGTAGTGATATGCTGAATGTACTTTTAGTAGGAACATGGGTAACGCCGCCGCTGATTGAGCCGCCCACGCCTAACGATCCTAGTACTCCAGCAACACTGCCTACCCCGCCAGCAACACTGCTAACTATGCTGGTGGCTTGACCAACAAACGATCCAAAACCTCCACCAATTTGTGAGCCAAGTCCTCCTAAAGAGTCACTAAGTCCTCCAATCTGATCTGCGGTACTTTGTATACCGCCAGCGGCACTGCCAACTACGTTGACTCCGATATAATCACACTTGGCATCCAGTCTAACGTCCATAGAAGTTACAACCACAGGTACATTTTTAAACACATAATTACCGTAACCGTTTAAAAATATAATAGGAGGAGGATTGCCGGCCTTAGGATCAGCTCCTGCAAACATTTTGGTC